TTATGCAAGTCTCACTATGTAGTTATAGGCAATGTTTTTGACGGTGTTCTCGGCGTTGCCGGCAGCGTTTACCGTAATCGTATGTCCATGAACACCAAGGGCAACGGTATGGCTGTGCGCACCAATTCCCACAGTATGGTTATGTGCGCCGATACCTACGGTATGGGCATGCGCTACTGAGTTTGTTGTTGTTCCATGTTTACCTAGGTTAGCCGTAGCAGAATCACCACAGGCGAAGGTGTCATAGTTGCCAGCGCCGCCATGCCCGTAGAGAGGAATGTTTGCGTGGTTATGAACACCACCATTTGATGTGGTCTTGGTTCCATAGTCGAACGTGCTTGCTGTTTTTGTGCCGTAGTCGAAACTGCTGGTTGTTTTAGTGCCTAGATCTGTATTCGATGCACTGGCACTGTGATTATGCGATTTAATGCCGTCTTGCTCTTGCGATAACACGGCGCGGCCACTCACTGGTTTCCCTTTGATAGTCCAGCCACGCATGTCAGGAATAACGCCGGACGGGTAGGCGATGGCCAAAAGTCGATAAACGTTCTTATCAAAAGTTTGCCCTTGCATCAAAGCATAATCTTCGGGAATGACGTCGGAAGGCCAAGCAATTGGAGAACCTACGGGTACGGTATTAAGCGGTTCAAACTCCTTTTCAAAACCGTATCAGTCACGGGCAGAACGATAGTAAAGACCGCCATTTCTATAGTTGGCTTTGAATTGCAACGAAGGACAAGAACTAGGTGTCACGTAAAAGTGAACAATTAGAACGCTATCATCACTGCGTCTCCCAACGTAAAGTCCGCTAGGTGCATTCCATGCCACACCTTTTTCGCTCTCGACGGTACTGACCGCATTAACTGGAAATGCCTTCACATCATCGGCATTCAAGCTAATATTCGCGCTTAACGCTTTGCCGTTAACCTTACGCTCACTCGGGACACGTCCATTAGCATTATCATTCGCAGCTTTGACTGCGGCGGGTGTTGCCGCCTGAATTTCACTGGTGCTATTAGTGGCGCTGTTAAGTTGGACTAACCCCTTTTGCTTTGTAGACGCATCTACAATCGCCAGCGATTCTCGCGCGGCCTTTTGCGCCCGCACACCGCGTCCGCGGATTTCCGACAGCTCCTGGTCAATCCGTAAAAACAATCCGTCACCCGTCGCGACATTTAACGTGATATTGGCCGTATCTGACACCGCCAGACGAAACTGCATGTTGACGCTGACACCGCCCACCGGCTTTTCAATTGCGGCACAGTTCGCCACGGCGTACAACTCACCTGCATCAGTTAGTATCCCGATTTCACGCACGGTAAAGCCGCCCACGTCAGTCGGGAGGACTATTTTTGCCATCATCTGGGTCGATTGATCGGGAGAAACGCTAAGCTCGCCAATATCGCCGCGGTATTTCTCATTCACCAGCTTGGTTTGCGTTGGCTTTGGCGGCGTGGCCTGCCCATTGCCATCACCGACGACAAATTTCACCAACGTGATTTTGGTCCCACTCGCCAGCGCTTCGGCTTCCAGCTCTTTGCCGCGGTTCGTGATAATGCTGTAAAAGTTAGCCATTGGGCTCCCCTGCAAATATATCGATATCAATGTGCGCGGTCGTAGCGCCTGAAATGTAAAACGCGCCCTCAGTTCCTACGTCAGTGATCACATCAATCTTGCTCAGATAGCTACGGAGGTTCTTTGCGCGATCGGTGAGGTTACGGATCTGCACGTACAAGGCTTCAGTAACCCCCTGCGTGCTGTAGACCTCAATACGAAAGGTGTACGGATCTTGCCGGGGTTGGTCTTGCCACCATTCCACCACCGTAGTCGGGAGCCCTACCGCGCTTAACGATCGCCGTACCGCCCCCGCAGTTCCTCGATGCTGATGGACATACGCTGCATCCGCGATAACCTGCCGCTTTTGCGCCTCATCCCATTCAGGGTTCCAGTAGTCAACGGCGTACTCCCATGCCAACCACGGCAGCAAATGTGCAGGGCAGGTCGCGGAATCTTTGACATGACGAATGGGAACCGGTAGGGCAAGAATTTGTTCGCCGTTAGCCTGTTCGAGCGCGCGCTCTTCGGCCTTTGCATTAAGCGGGAGTAAAGACTTAAACATCGTCCGCCTCCAGTAGGGTCAACGTGACATTGCTGCAATACGGTGCTGCGCCCGTTTTGGCTTCAATATCCGCGGTCGGTTGTTCTAGATGAACACGGGTCACGCCCGGCTGATGCAGGGCGCGGTATATACCGGAAAGCGGCGCTACGCCGCCAATGCGATGCACCTGCGCCACATAGGTTTCAAGTGCTGTTTTCGCGCTCTCTAACACCGTCTGTGCGTCAGGGCCGTCGGGAATATCCAGCGTAGCCACCACGGTGTATTCACTCAGAACCGCGCTTTGCACCGTGACGTAATCCGTTAACGGTCGCACTTCATCTTCGTTTAATGTGTGACTGACCGCATCAAGTAGCGTTTGGGGCGCGGTACCGCTCCCCGTTCGCGACAACACATACACATCCACCTCGCCGGGACGATTGTGGGTTTGGGGTCCATAGGCCTCCGCATCCAGCACATCGGGATCGGCGGATTTGGCGTAAAACCGGTAAGCGTTACGCGCACCGGCGGTGCTGAGCTGTGACCATGACAGCTGGATACGCTCCCGATACGCCTCATCCTCCTCCATCACAGCTTCAACCGGCGGGATGGCCTCGGGCTGGGCGGGGGTTATCACCTGTCGTGCCACGTTAAATCCGGCACCAATTTGATCTAAGTCCGCGCCCAACGCACTGGCCAACAACACGCCACGGACCGCATCATTGATACGCTGCAATAACAAGACGGTTTGATACGTATTGGCTTCACCCTGCTTGTAGACCGGATCAGACTCCACCAGCGCGTCATACACAGTATCCAGATCGCGGAGCTTCTCGAGCCAACTGTTAAAAATGGTCGTCGCATCAGGGACAAGAATGGCATCCGGCACCGGGATTGCGGAGAGATCGATAAGGTTAGGACTTGTTGCCATAAATGGTTATCCCTTCAAGCGTAACCGGCTGACCGGTTTCTTTGTTAATGCCCTCGATAGTCAGTTCAAAGACGCCATCGCCATCACGCACCACCTGTACGCGCTTCACGGTTAATCGAGGTTCCCAGCGGGCCAACGCGGAGGCCGACGCCCCCACAATGCGCACTCGCGTGCTTTCATCCTGTGGGTTATCAATCAGGTCAGGTAAATCACTGCCATAATCGCGTAGAAGCACCCGACTGTTTTTTGGCGTACTGAGAATGTCGATAACGGACTGACGCAAATGGTCATTCCCTGCCAGCCGTTTGCCCGTCTTGGCGTTCACACCCTGCATATCACCTCCATAAAAAAACCCGCCGAAGCGGGTTTAATTTTTCTGTTTGCCGAAATATTCGGGACCGGTTTTATCTTTTTTCTCTTTCTTTTTCTTTCCGCTCGCCGCCTTAGGCTTGATATCGGTGGCTAAACTAAACGCCACAGAGAGCCCCCCGCTCGTTAGGCTATAGACCATCGACTCAATCAACCATGTGCGATCCTCACGCTGACCAAACCCTTGCGTAGTCACGCGCGCCTCGGCGGTCAACGGTAAATGCTGAGGACGGCACGGCGCGGTGATATTCATCCGCTGCTCGTTGCGTTTAGCCTGCGTCTTTTTCGCCTTGGCCTGCTGGTCTGCCTGCGCTTTATGCGATTGGGTATAGGGGTTTTCGAGATCAGGGCCATCATGCTCGGTCTGCGCCACTTTGGTCTGCCCGGTATCCTCATCGTAGTAGTTGACCCCAATCTTGCCCTTCTTCTCTTTTCCACCAGACGACGGCTTTCCCGTGGTCGAACCGCGCTGTCCTTCACTGTAAGTCCAGTTCGATACCTCACGCGGGACGATGATCACATCTGCAAGGGTTTTGCCGCTGGCGGTTAACGCAGCACCCTGCTCCAAGAACAGCCAATATCCCCCGCTCGGTTTACTCACGGCGTTATGGCTCCGAGCCAGCCGCGTCAAGAGATTGGCATCCGACTCCGACACCTGATCAAGATGCGGTACCGCAATTGCCGCCAGCTTATCAGCGACTTTCGGGATCAGACCATTGTCGATGGCCACCGTTTTCACAATGTCGCCCAGCGTCAAATTATCCCAACTGCGGGTTTTGTGGCTTTGCACGTTGCCGCTTTGCTTCTGTGCGTTCATCGGTGCTGCCGTGGCATAGATCACCACTTTACGCGGTGGACCACTGCTCGAGACACCGCTGACCACAAACCAGCCCTTATCTTCTAACTGACCATTAAACCCCAGACCGAGTTGCAGTCGCGCCCCATTGCTAGGCAACGGTAAGGTTTCCGATATCAGCGTGATTTGCAGCTCGTCGGCTTTGCCCGTGGCGCCACCGTTGTCAGTGAGTGTCAGTTCTTGCAGGCATTGGCGTAACGCTTTAGAAATATCTTTACCCTCGGCGGTCACACTGAACTCAGGCCGGTACTCTTCTACACTGTTCATGACTAATCCCACAGTTTAAGCGGTGATGCTGCTACCGGTGTATCAAGATCCGGCAGCGTGATCATCACACCGGCGTCATAAACAGCGCCAAGATCGGCAAGGCCCGGATTCGCATCCAGCACCTGCACTACCGCCTCCTCTAAATTGGGCCAGCCATAATGCGCGGCGCAAATCGCGTCCAGCATGTCCCCCTCACGGGTTTGATAGATCGTCGGCATAATGTCGTATCCCTATTGAGAAGGTTTTGTGGCGCGGCGTGCCCGCGGGGAGAAACGTCGAGGCGCTGTCGTTAAATTTCTCAATCACCCAATAGCCCAGCACATCACCCGCCCCGCTCACCAGCTGCTGTGGGGTAGCCTTATCCGCCAAGTCATATAAATCATCAATGGCGCCCACTCCTTTGCGATAAAAAGCATGGGCTTCTCCTTGAAGCGTGACCGTTCGCCGCTCTTTGCCGGTAAACTGCAATAAGTCCGCCTGCCCGATACGCTCTTGTGCACTCCACCGCCAGTTGGCCTCACGCGAAAGTTCGTTGTAGGTCAACGCGTCGATAGAGAATTCAAAGTCCCCCAGTATCAGCATCACCCGCGGCGGATCGCTGGCTGCTGAGGCGCGTTGAACCGATGAGGCATTTTGTTCAACCGCGGCTAACACCGAAAATCCGCTCATCACCACAGCCCCCCTTTGTCGTACATCGCGTTATTACCGTTGAAGATATCGGTCGCTTGCGCTTTGTTAATCACCTCATCTGCTATCGCAGTCCCTTCCTGCTCAGAGCTTACGTTGATTTCAACCTTTAACTCTTGCCGACGGCTATCGGTTATTGAGGTAGGTTTCTGCTCGGTATCCACGCGCTCGATCTGCTGTATGAGTGTTGGCCACGGCAAATCCGGCAAAGATCCGGACAATGCGAGTTTGTCCGTTTTATCATTCGACTGACTATCGCGCCTCACCTCAGACGATGTCTCCGGTGGAGATAAAAACTGCAAGCCCTGAGTTTGTTCAGGCAGAAGCGTTCCACGCCCTAAATCAGGTGAAGGAAAGGTTAAGCCCAATCCTTTTTCCTGCGGATTTGCGCCCGTGCCTTGGTCGCTCTTCGGCGTGTTTTTGCTCATCTCTGCCGCCCAATCCAATGAGAATGGGGCATCACTACTTTTCCCATCCACACTTTCAAGCAGCCGCTGGCGCTCTTTCCCCTCCTGATCTTTATCCCAGAACAATGGGATAGCACCGAGTTTGGACTGTGAGCCCGACCACTGCTCACGCAGCGATTTTTCCATGCCGGGTTTATTCACATTCTGCGCAAACCACTCCCCTAAGCCGTCCCCCTCGGCTTTGATTTTTGCCACCTCCATCGGCATACCCGAACCGATCGCCGTGAGCACATCGGTTTTGGACTCGTTTTCGTCCGGCAATAGCCACGACAGTTTTTTCGCCGCGGCATAGATAATCTTGCCCACGAAGACCACGCCGTTCCCAAACGTCAGCACGCCGGGATAAAGCTCGTTCTTCATAAAGTTGACTATCTTGCTAATCCCGCCGTTTTTAAACCACTCCGCCAGATTGTCCGTCAGCGATTTTATCTGCGGGGAAAGCTGTCCGCCGAGTTGCCCCGAGATTTCATCCATCGCAGAAGAGAGTACCGTCTGCAGGTTACTCACCGCGCGATTGCCTTCCACCGCCCCCCTCGCACCTTCTTCCGTGACCAGCTGATAGCGTTTCTGTTCGTCCATCAAATCGCGATAGCTTTTGCCGGATTGCTTGAGCAGCATCAGCATTTTGCTCGCCTCGCCCCCAAACAGACTATCGAGGGCAAACGACGCCTTGGACTGATCTTTTAAGGTCAGCGCCCGCTCTACAATTTTGCTGAACTGATCTATATCACTCAGACCAGCAAGATCACCGGCTTTAAATCCCAACGTTTCAAACGCATCCTGCAATCCACCCTGCTTGCCGTTCTGTTTGTACTCCCCGGCTTTATGCAGATACTCCTCAAACAGATCGCCAAAGTTCTCGCCGTTCATGCCGTATTGCTTGCCCACCGAGTCCCATGCGTTAAAGGTTTCAACCCCCACGCCATAACTCTTGGCGATCCCCGCTTTCTCGGCGGTTTGCGCATTACGGGCAGCAGGTGCAATCAATGATCCCAACGCCCCGGCAATCAGCCCGCCGCCCCCCAACGCTAAACCGCCGGGAAACATGGACGCGGCGATATTGCCCGCTTTAGTAAACGCGCCTTTTCCTAACCCTTGGACGCGCTTAAATTGTTCGGCGCGTTTCAGGTCACGATTCAGAGCCTCTTGCGCCGCGCTGGCTTTCTGAATCTCTTTCGTGACACCGCTATAGTCACGTTTAAGCGCGCTGATATCCTTCCCAGCAAGCTTGCTCTTTTTGATTTCACTTGCCAGCGTCTGTTGTTGCTTGGTCAGCTTCTGGGTTTGTTTTTCAACGTCTTTAATGCCTTTATTGATCCCCTGCGTGGAGCGGTTCCAACTGGCATCAAGATTGCCGCCAAAGGTGATGACGGCTTTAAGGTTTTGGTTTAAGGCCACGTTTTACCGCCTCCACTTCATCAAAGAGAAAATCCTTAAACGTGCTAAACGGCATATCGAGGTAGTCACTCATCGCAAAGTGCAAGCGACGCCCCAAAAACCTTATGCCTTGGCGGATTTCACTTTCGGGCGCTTGTCTGGCGGGAGCATAAAAACATTGAATGCTTCCTCAAGTTGCAGGTAATCCGCTGCGGTTAACGCGTACACGTCCTGCTCGTTCATGCTGCACAGCAGCGCCAACATGCGCGCATCTTTTTCCCCCTCACTGCCACGGTCTTTCTCACGCGTGATACGGTCGCGTACCGTGGGCTCGCGCATCGCTACCTCGGTCAGTTGAGAACCATTGGCAAGGGTTAACGGGGTATACAAGGTGATGGTTTTTGAATTGGCTGGGTACATAATAGGCTCCAATAAAAAACGGCCCGCAGGCCGTTAATTCGTTTACATTAAGGTTTAAAGGCGGATTTTTGCGGCCAGTCCACCCAACTGATCAACACCGTTGATGCGTCGGGTAAAGCGTTCGGTATCGATCTCGATAAGCTCGCGGCCCTCTAGCGTCTGCTTGTAGTAATTGAGCGCAAGATCGACCGTCACTGACACTTCGGATAAGGATTCGCCCGAGCGAGCATCGCGTGTCACTTTGGACACAAACCCCTCAAACTCTTCAATCGTGCCGAGCGCGGTGCCGTTGCTCATGTAACCTTCATAGGCCGTAAAGCGTGGCTTTTGCCCCACCACACAGCCCAGCAATGCCAGCACGTCGGTATCAATCCCCCAGAACTTCACCTGACAGGTCAACGCCTCCATCCCATCATCCACCGGCGTCGGGGCGTCTTGGGCGCCACTACGTAAATTGGCGACCTGAATACTTAGCTCCGGCGGCGTGTATTCGTGTGCCCCTTGAATGCGCTGGCCTTTGGCAAAAAAAGACCAGGCACGCATTGTGCTTTTGTTTCCCATTAGGCGGTCATCTCCTCAACGGCATACTCATTATTGACGCGAACGCGCAGGGTAATGCGCTCGGTAGGCGACTTCGGTCCAAAATCGTAATCGATATACAGCTGACCTGCCGCCAGTGACTCGGCGGTGTTGAGCTCTTCATCAAGCCATGCAGTACCGCCGAAGATGGCTTTGAGGCCAACGAGCTGGCGCATATAGGCATTGATGGTGCCGATAATATCGTCGGCAATATCGCGATCGAGCGGTCGGTCGTTATACAACAACACCGTTTCCTGAATGCTGTCTTCGATAACATCCGCCGAGCGGCGTACCGATTCAAAACGCCACTGCGGATCGGTCGTACACAGACGGTTGCCCCAATGCTTAAACCCGTCACGGCGCACAATGGTGCTGATATTTTCCATGTTCAGCAGGTTGGCCTGACAGTTCGGCTCACCCAAAATAAACTCGTCAACCTGCTCCACGCCGAGGATGTTGTTAATATCCTGATTGGATTTACTCCACCACCAGCCCTTTTCCACGTCGATACGCGCACGCAGACCCGCTGCGCGTGCCGAATACGGCATATAGACGTTTTCGCCGTTAGCATTAGTCACCAGTACACGCGGGCGCAACAGCTCGACGCGCGCACCGTATTGCTGGCGACGCTGCACCACCTCCTGCGCGGTCGCCATCGATGCACAGTCCACATAGGCCACGCCCCGCAGTTTGTTGGCCTGCGACTCTATGCCTTTACCCACGGCATCATCTTCACTAAATCCGGTGGCAATCAGCACCCGCGGTTTATAGCCGGTGATTGACTCGCTTTGCGCCCACGCCTGCATACCGGCAAGCACGGCGGCGCGCTGTTTGGCTTCCTCCGTGACCACCGGCACGCGCACCACGATAATGAGCGCCGCACGCTGATCGTTAATATCGGTGATAGCTTGCTTAAGTGTCCCAGCAGCACCGAGTTTATTCAGTTGACTTGTTCCCACCATCGCCACTGGCGTATTGAGCGGGAAAGGCTCATCTTCGCCGCCGGTGAGAGTGACGCTAAACGGGCTAATAAGGCCCTCTGCCTCGGTAGCCGCCAGCGTGATTTTGCTGTCCGCAATCGCGGCAACCAGCGGGGCCAGTTCGCTGGCTTTTGCCGTCACGACGCCACCAGCATCACAGCCGAGCGTCAACGTCAGTACACCGGCGTTATATTCCGCTGACGAGGCCACCGCTTCGGGCGTTTCAGAATCGGGAACGGCGGCAACCGCCACCACCTTATATTGATTGCCTAAGCGCCCCGGCAGGCTTGCTGCAAATGACAACACGTTATCGAGCAACGCGGTACCGACCGTCGCGGTAGCGTTGGTACCCGCCGAGGCATCTGGGGCCGTTCCGACAAGACCGATCACGGCAGTCTGGATAGTGGTCACCGCCACCGTCCCCGACGTTAGTTCAATGGTTTCAACGCCATGAAGTTCTGACATAGTTTCTCCTGACATAAAAAAACCCGCCGGAGCGGGTTACATTTTCTGGTTGGGTTCTTTCGTGACGCTGTCGGTTTCCGTGTGCGTATGGCCGTTATAGGTCAGGCGGATACCACTCATTTTTCCTTTGCCATCCGAGATCTCTCCGGTGGCACCGATATTGCCTTTAACCGTGGTATTCGCATTAATCGTGGTTACGCCCTGCACCGTCAGCGTGTCGGTGATTTCCACCGGCCCGTCGAGCGTCCCTTTGCCGACAATCTTATAGGTGCCGCCTGCGGCAATCGTAATGGTCAGCGCATGGGCTTCGCGGTCATAACGCACTTCGGTCCCGTCACCGTAGACCGTAATATGCTCAGACTCACTGCCCTCGGGTACCGGTGCACCACCAGTGGCCCAGCCCGGAAAAACACGCCCGTTGTTCAGGTCGCCCCCTTCTGACAGGACCGTCACCGCATCCCCCACCGTGCACGGATTCACATCAGAGCGAAAGCCCCCTGAAAATCCCTGACACAGCGGTAGCCAATCGGTAACAAGCTCACCAATCGAGACACGGCACTTGGGGATTTTCCCGTGTTTAACCGCCTGAATCACACCACGCCGCACGATATTGGCAAGACGCCGCTGCAGATCACCTTCCATATCACTCATCGGTCACCTCATAGATTTTGCGATAATCGGCTACGTGCGCGGCGCCAACCTCCGGCGCCTTGCCTAGCCATACCCCTTTCACCGGTACACCGCCGCGCGCAAACGGATCTGCACCAAAGGCGGCGCCCTGCTCAAAGGTGATACGCCACACAAGATACTCATCCATACTGGGGTCGAACGCATCGGGCTCCGCGGAGACAAACACGGCACCATCGATATACGACAAACCAAACTGCTGGCCGTCAATCCACTGAGTTAAATCCGCCGCAGCGGTACGTATGTAAATATCCGGTTTGGTGATGGTGGCGCTGGCACGATCGACCACGATATACAGCGATACCGAAAGCGATACGCTCGGCTGTCCGCTGGTATTACTCTTGGGGTCCCAGCCATCCACGGAAAGGTAAACAGCGGGGGTCACCAACTGCGTGGTGTTCTCGGGATAGGTATCCGCATCCGCCACCCACGGTAGGGCTTTTAAGGTCCCGATCACGGCGTCATGATAAGCCGCCATCGATAAGGGCTCAGCCATTGCGCCTCCTATAGACTGATTTTGGCCTTCACGCGGCCTTTAATATCGGATTGGAAGTGGTGCATAAAAATCGCCATCACATCGGCAAAGGCGTTATCTTCCACGTAATCAAGCATCGGAGCATAAATGTCGATTTCAGCCTCTTTTGCTCGCCGCGTCACCGGATCACGGATAACCACGGTGCGCCGATTTTCACGCCGCGAACGCGCGACTTCGCCGTTGGCAAAGGTGTGTGCTTGCAACATCGTGCCTTTTGGGTCAAACCCCGCCTCGCCGGTAGATTTACGTCGCGCAGCAATATAGCGGCCCGTCGTCGGATCGCGGCGGTCATGATGGGGACGAATACGCCCCCGAACGCGACCTTTCAGATCTTTGACCTTGATGGCGTTTAGCCCAAACCAGAGCTTGGCCTCATCGAGCATCGCGCCGCGAGAAATGCGAAAAGAGAGCAGACGCTTACGCACCATCGCCAAACTTCGGGGCGCCAGACCGGTTTTTAAATCGGCCAACGCCTGTTTACGCAATGTCACCGCGGTACGTTTCAACGCACGCGAATAAGCATTGCGGTACTGCTTGTGCGTGGCACCGGCAGCATCGGCAATTTTCCAGAGTGCACCGGTATCGATATCCACCAGCATGTCACGACGTAACCGACTGTCTCTTGCCATCTCATCGACTCCACTGTGTGATATCTTCCACTGGCTTGCCCGGCTCCCCGACCGCTAAGGTGATACGTGTACGCCCCATTTCATCGGCGCCGATATGCGTTACCCAGTAATGTTCGGTACCGACCGTCACCGCATGACGCTTGGCCAATCCCTGAATATCCGCCGTGTACGCACTCAGTGCAGGGGCAACATCGCGGATTTCTCCGCCGCCATAAACTTCTACGGAAGCGTCTGGTTTTTCAAAGATGGCGGTAATGGGGCGACGTTCCGCCCCCACCATCAATACCACCGGCACATCTTCCGCAAAGGTACGATCCACCACCTTATCGGCACGCTGTAGCCGCTCAGTAAATCGGCTCATTAGAAGCCCAACCGCACGCGGGACTCCTCATCCCCAGCGTTGTTGGTGATCCATGCCGTTCCCGCACGCGCATGCGCTACCGCAGGATTGGCGCCATCATCAGCCTTAGCCGTTAGCAAGCCCTCCGGCGTCATATACAGCGCCGCACCGCGTGGCCACGTTTCGTCTGCCACTTTCGGCAACACAAAGACGCCGGTCATTTTCAATACGCCTTCCCCATCCACGGGGATATTTCCTAAAGCCACCCCCACCACACTGCCTACAATCACCGGTTGCCCAGATAGCACCGCCTTGCCTGTGCCGTTTGTCCAATCCATCGTGGTGCCGTCTTGATAATAATTCTTCGCCATTGTCTTACTCCCGTACTCATGAAAACGGGCGACCTCAGCCACCCGTAGAGATAAAAAAACCGCCTGACTAAGACGGTTTATTTGCTGCCGGTAGACTTGACCAGCCCACGATGATCGAGCGCTGCGACCCCCGCATCGATACGCACCTTAAAGGCCGCGCCATCAATGGTGAAGCCGTTCTGCTGTTCGATGTATGGCGCATCAACGCCATCCAGATACGCCACCTCGATGGTGTCGCGCCCCTGCGCTGCCGTCAGATAGAACTCTTTTTCGTTCTTAAGATCTAAACGTGGTTCGGCAATCACTTCGGCAAAGTTCTGGATTGGGTTATTGATACCGCTGTTAGCATCGGCCCCCGGCACGCTCGCCGATTTAATCAATTGATTAGCGCGAGACTCCAAAGCTACCGGTGTCAGCACGTAGGCGGGGCGAATGTTGAGCGCACGCTCACCGGATTTTTGCAGACGCATCGCTTTACGTGCCGTATCGAGTCCATCGATATCCATTGCCGCGCTAACTAAGTTGTTATGGTCAGCACTAAACAGAGGTTTACCATCACTGAGCTTGCTGTTAGACGTGAGCACCGCATACACCAAATCCCCCACGGTGGCGCGTGCTGCGCTACCCATCGCCGCAGGAATGCGGGTCAGCATATCCATATCATCGTTAATGATGGTTTGACGCGTCAGTGAGAACAGATCACCGTAGGTCGCCAGCGCAATTTGTTCGCCTTTATCCCCGACGGTAATGTATTTGTATTCGGCACCGTCACGCACTTTACGCAATGCCGCCAGCGAGTTGAGTCCCACACGGTTAGACACTTTAAAGTCGGTCAAGGTGCCTTTGCGGGTCCAACGGTCAAAGGTTTCTTCGGCTTCATCCCAGCCCAGCAGCGCCGCTTTATGGGCCACATCCATCAAGATATTGCCAAAGTCAGAGCTGGTATGCGTGAAGGCCATACCCACCATCGCCATCGGTGCCACCCCTGCTAGACCAATGCCACGATCGGCAAGGGATGCACGCGCCAACTCACGCAGGGTAAAACCGGCGTAGGCGTTATCGGCCTGCGCCTCACCGTAACCGGCACGCGCCATAATAGAAGCACGAACCGAATCCCCGATCAGATTACCGTTGCCTGCATAGATGTGTGCATTCTGCCCCGCCAACGGCGTGGTACCGGAAGCCAGCGCCGACAACAGTTTATTACGCGCTGCATCTGCGCTGCAGGTTTGGTCGCCAACACATTCTGCTTTTAGTGCTGCAAACGCAGGAAACGCATCAAACACGGCATTTACGGCGGTCACTCGCGCCGCATTCGCCGTTGCCATCTGCTGACCAATCGCACTGGCTAGCGCGTTAATATCTACCGTTGAACCCACGGACGCATCGATCACCGGCGCAGGTACCGGTGCAGCAGGCGGCACGGGTTGTGGTGCTTGATTAGGTGTAGTGGCTCGAGGTGTGATCAAAGCCGTAACTTGCTGAGGCATATTGTGGAACTCCTTTATTTTATTCGTATTGATTGACGCCGCAGCGTCGAGGGAAGCTTCGAGAACATCCGCAAAGCCTTTTTCTATTGCCATCGCACCATCGAGCCACGTTTCCTCTTTGAGCATGGCGGCAATCTCATCTCGGCTCAGGCCGGTTTTACGTTCGTAGGCAGATAAGAGCAGTGACTCATTACGATCGAGCCACTCGGCGTATTCACGAATTTCATCAGAATCGCCCATCACCCCGCCCCACGGCTTATGGATCATGATCCATGCATTCTCTGGCATATGAACGGTCGCACCGGGTAAGCAAACAATGACGGACGCCATTGACGCCGCAACGCCATCGACGTAAATATCGATTTTGCCGGTGAGCCGCGAGAACGAGTTAAAGATGGCAAAGCCGTCCATCACATCGCCGCCGGGACTATGAATATGCAGCTCAATCGCTGAGGCTTCGAACACGCCTGCATCACGGCAATCGTTGAGAAACGCCTGCGCGGTGATCCCCCAATAACCAATCATGTCGTAGAGATAAATCACGACGGGGTCAGTCGCTTTAGCCGCGGCCTTGATCTGGTACCAGCATTCATTTCCGCTGCTGGTTGGGTTGCTTGCCTGTGGTTTGAGTAGTGTCCCCATCGGGATCGGTAGGTTCATTCGTTTGGGCTCCTGAATCGTTCGCGGCGTCCGAGTCAAAGACCAGCCCCCGCTCACGGTTATATTCAATTTCACGTAGACGCTGACGCCTGATTTCTTGCGGCGATTGACCGCGAGCACGTATCCATTCGGATTCAGTTCCCGCGCCACCGCGCACAATGCCTTTCCACGCCTGCGCCTCTTTCACCGGGTCAATCCACGGCATTACCGGCCCCAGATAGAGCGCGTTATAGAGTGATGAGGGGTCAACATCGTGGGGGATTTTGATGCCTGATAGCTTGAGCATGTCGATCCATGCGCGGTATATCGGGCGACTGTGCTGCCCAACAAACCAGTTTTGCAGCACGTTATAACCTTCGAACCCTTCCACCAGCTCTTGACGCTGACTGGAATAGCTACCGTTATAATCACGTGAAATGCTCGAGTAGCTGCCACGCGTACCACCGGCCACCGCGCGCAGCTGGCTGTTGCGGAATTCATACAGATGAACGTTCGGGCGATTGGACTCCACCATACCCAAATCTTCACCGGGTTTAAGTCCGTCAAAAATCATGCCCGGCGCAATATCAAACATCTGATACTTGTTTTCAGGATCTTCATAATCATCAGCTTGAAAGGTCGCCGCATCCCCTCGCTTGATATAGAACCCCAGCGCTGCCGCAATACGTGCCGCAACACGCTCGGACTCTTCATAATCTTTGATATCGCTTAGACGTGTAATGACGCCGTGTAGCAGACTCACACCACGGATCTGATGCAGACGCTTGCGCATCGCAAGATGAAGCATGTTCTCTGCCGGTACCCGCTTGGTCTGGGTTGCCATACGCAGCGTATTGCCGGGGTGAAACTTATACACGTTGTAGGCAATGGGACGCCCCCACGTATTAATCTCTACCCCTTGGCGAACCTGCGTACCCTCCACGCTGTTAAGCGACATCGGCACATAGTCGGCCTCGAGCATTTCAATCGACAACTGCACCTGCGTCGCATGTTTCAAGCCGGGAACAGGACCGCGTACCAGCTGGTTAAAAACTTCACCGTCACGCAATGCCGATCGCAGTAATAAACGCTCCATTTCTGCGCGGGTAAACATGCCCGTCACATCAGGGCGGATAGACCATTCAGACCATAATCGAGACAGCTCGGAGGCAAATTCTTCATGTAGCTTGCCGTCGTGCGTCAGCGGTTGCGGCTCCACCTGAATCCCACGCGCACCGATCACCCGCTCCTCGAGTTTGTCGAGAATGCCGATCACAATGTCGTGGTTTTCATCCAACCAGCGCGCCTGCTCACGTAATGACACGCCAGCGGCAAAAACGGCGTTATCGGCTGATACGCCCGAGCGCTTTGCCTTATGCAGACGAGAAGGGTTTGCCGCTTCATAGGCATTCATCAGGTTGCGGCTTTTCGAGCGTTCAGCCGCCCACCCGGGCGATAGTGCGGCGATGCCCTTTTCTATCCAGTTCATGGCGGCTCCTAAAGAAAGTTTGCCAATTTGGGGCCGCTACCACGCCCACAGGCGACGCGATAACGCTTTTCCCAATATTCGAGCTCGTTACGCATCGCAACAGGATCATGGTTGGTGACTGCGCGTCCATTCACACCCGTAAACGAAACGGCTTTGCCATCGAGTGAATCGGCATAGGCTTGTCGCACCTTGTCGAGCATGGTTCTGATTTCGTCGCGCGTCATAGCCAGCCCCCACCACCAGAGCCACCACCATTGAGCCAACTTGACCCCGAGAGCGAGCTCGGCGCTGCCGGTGATTTGTCCTGTGGCTTGGATTTCTTTTTATTCGTCGTCACTACAACAGCCTCCCGCGCCGTGTCTTCATTAAAAATATTCGGGTTAATCTCTTGAGACTCGGCCCACGCTGGCGGCTTATCCCATGAAATGCGTTCATACCCGCGTAAAAACGCAATGGCATGGATATAACAAAACAGGTCCATCGCTTCGTTATTCCCCTTACCCGGCTTGCGCCATTTGCCATCAGCCCCGCGCTCTTCATAGGTCAGCTCGTCAAAGAACCATTCACCCAACCAGTTTGGGAAATGAATAAATCCCGCGCCCGGCACATCACGCGCCATCGCGTTACTCAACTGATCTTTGAAAATATCGGTTTGCAGCAGATAGACCGGCACGTCACCGCGTGCATCTGCACGGCGATCGCTTCGCTCAGTATTGTTGGGGTAAGTTTTGGTCACGGATTTTTGGCGGCGGGTACTGTCCCCTTTCACCAAATACACCCGCTTATGTACGCCGTCTTGACGACACCGACGCCAGAATTTATAGGCATTATCGGTTACACCGTCTTCACCACCGCTGTCTACAGCCATCGCCAACACAGGCATACGCTTGCCAGAGCCGTCAGCCAGTGCATAGGTTTTTTGCAAAACATCGGTGAGCAGCAGATCCCAATCTTCGGGAAACGCACCAGGATGCACCTGTAACGATTCGCCGTTCTCAGCACGGCGCATGGATTGTCTGATGTTGTACCGGTCTATCGTCCACCGCTCGCCGTTCTCCCCATAGCCGACGACCTGCACGACAAAGCGGCGATTTTTACCACCCTGAACGTCAACGGCCGCCATGAGAAAACGTACTTTTGGCGGAACCTGCCGCTTACCGTAATCCTCTATTCGCGCCATTAACTCATCGCTTCGGCGTTGTTCACTGGCGGCACGCGGTAAGTAAGGCAATCCCCAGTCGGTATTGATAACGGCCTTCAAAGTTTCTTCGCTGCCGGTGGCCTCGAACTCCATCTCAGCGGTCAGGAGTTTGTACACCAACTGTGCCCACGTCTGATAAGCAGCCGCGGGACCTTCCATCCAGAAAGAAGCGATGCGCGAGCGCCGAGCTTCACCGGTAATCACACCATCACGATCGATGCTCTGGCCTTCGCGCAGCCAAATCCCGCGCTGGTTAAGCTCACGCTTTTGGTGTGCAGCAATCGCTTGATGGCAATGAGGACATTCAACATGCGCCGCTTCACTGGCTTTAACCGGATCGGTTTCATCACGGTAGCCGGTCATGGACTCCATCGACGGCTGGAAATACTCGCCGCAATGTGGACAGGGCCAGTACCAGCGACGACGATCACCACGGTTATAAAGAGACAGTATGCCGGTTGTTGGCGGCGCCTCATGGGGTGACGTTCTGCGCCATTTGGTGTTGCGAATATCGCGCCCCGGTGAGCTCTCCACCAGTGTCATGCCCGACGACATAAAGGTCGTGGTACGTTTTGAGGCCAGCGTGAAGGCATCCCCCTCCCCATCTATGTCCTCGGGGAAGCGGTCATAATCGGTCAGCGCAACACACTTATAGTCTGACGATGACATGATGTTGATGGACGGCCAGCCTATCTTTAAATAGTTGCCAGCCAAAAATGTCATATCGTGAACGTTGTTGTCATTGCGTCGCGGGCTTAATCGTTCAGCCACATCAGGACTCATGCGAAACGTGCGAGAAAGACGCTTTTTCGAATGCTCGCGTGCTTTCTCCTCGGTCATTTGCACGATCAACATATCCGAGGGATCACAGATAATGTTGTACACCACCCAGCCATCGATAAGGCCAATAGTCTTACCGGTACGGGCAGGTCCCACAAACACCACCGCATCATATTCGCGTGATGCTAAACAGTTCATCGGCTCCAATACATATGGCGCAACCGACGGGTCCCACTTCACCGAGTTACCCGCGCCTTTAGGGACGCGCATATATTGTTCCACGGCACTGGCTACCGGCATGCGCCTCGGGGCCTGAATAATTCCCGCCATATTGCGGCGAGTGCTAGCAGCGGATGCCTGTGAAACCATTAATCCTCCTCGGGCATGTCCTCCTCACTTGGCGTATCTGCCTCTATGACCTTTTGCGCAATCTGATCCCGTAGGTCATCAATAATGCATTGGACGCGCTCAACGGCGACCGGCGACAAAGCGCAGTCACGTTCGAGAATGTCGGGGAGTGTTTCGAGCACCTGCACCATCGCTTTGGCCATCGCTGAAAATTCACGCGTCACCTCTTCGGCGGGGATGAGCTCATGGGTTTCTTGCTGAAACTTAAGGCGCTCACGTTCGGACTGAAACCACGCTTTACGATCGGGAGGCAACATCTTATCGACCTCGACCGTTTCGCCGGTTTTCACCAGCTCGGTGAGGATCGCAGTTAACGTATAGAGCTTGAGTTTTGCGTTACTGCCGGGTGCCGGTTCCACATTTTTCAACCGACTGGCGACCGTTTGTCGATGCATACCAGTGATTGCCGCAAGCTGATTAATATTCAGGCGGACAGATTCGAGCTCTTTATCCATGATGGTGAACACTAAATAAGCGATTCGACATCTTTGAAAATGAAATTTCAAAGAAAACAGAAAGATAAACGGATGATGATGATGCCAATAAAATGCGAAAAACTAGCCGTTTCCCGCGTGTCAGCGCCCCCTCGGTGTTTGAAATTCCAGAAAGGACCCGTAAAAAAACCGCCCGTAGGCGGTATGTTATTTGCGCATAATCTTCTCAATATCCCCCTTAGCAAAAAGTATCATTCCATCACTTTTTGCTATGTAGATATAGTGACCATCATTATCTCCATTGATATATATTTCTAATTGTGTTCCTTGATTAACCTTTGACATTACCATGGTGGCTAACGAGTTATCATCAACTTCTAGATAACGAATATCATCCTCATCTATAATTCTTCCTATCAGCGGGAATGAAGGGGTGATCAATGAAACTTTAACTTCTTTCATGCTACCTCCTATTAGTTATAACCCAAATGGTAACCGTAAGGGCTCCCTTATAAAAGGTTAGCTGAGAATGAGCAGATTACTCAGTGAATGGTCGTCATAATGCCTATTGCTGAGTCACTTCGTGATAGATACGCTCACAGGTTTTCCCGGCGCTATAAGCGCGGTCAGCCTCTTTTGCATACTCTCTTGCTGCTTCGTTTGATTCGCTGAGCAACTGGGTAAGCAATATGATGGCTTGGGACTTTGACGCGCTTGAGCTGGCAGCGCTGGAAAGCTTGCCGGTTTCACTGTCTGCGAATTGTTGCCTGAGCTGTATGAGCTGTTGCTGCAACCTGTTAGCAGAGCGCTTAGCATTAATAGCATCAGATTTAAGCTGTTCATTGTCTTTATCTGCATCTTTAGCCGCCTGATTTGCTGCCTGTTGTCTGCGTTGCTCTTCTGCTCTTTCGTCTGTCTGTCGCTGGGCTAGAGCATCAGAATCCACTTTATCGCGCTGCGCCCATTTCAACTGCCAAGATTTATCTACCTGATGGTATTTATCGCGGTAATGGTCAGCTATTCTCCCAGCGACGACCAACGCCACCAGCAACAATCCTATTGCCATCATTCGCCAACTGAAATTGATATTCATTGGTCTATATCCCAACAGGTAAGCTCCGACTCTTGCCCTCTCCGCATCGGCTGCCCCGCGCAATTATTTTCTTTAATCCGACAATCTCTACCGCCGTCGAATATCCAGCGCTTTATCTCAGCGCAAGCACCAATGCGATCACCAGCATTCAACGTCTTATAGAACGTTGAGGGAAAGCATTTAGCTGGGCCAATGTTGTATGGGCAAAAGGAAGCGATACCGGCGATGGCAGGCTCTGAGAGTGGCACTGTCACATTACGCCTAACCCACGCGATAGCTTTATCACGCTCTACCGCGTCGTAGCGTTTGCACTCGTCGTATGAAAGTTTCATTCCTCGAGTAACTGGCTTGCCTTCAATGCGCGTCAAGCCGCGGCATATCGTCCAAATGCCACGTCCATCCTGATACGCAATAGTTCGAATACCCTCTTTCTCATCCAGAAACTGATCAAGGATTTTATCTGCTGTGGCTCCACCGAGAACTAATGCAAGAACTGCAGCGCTAAGTTTGGTTTTAGTCCCCATCAATCACGCTCCAGCATTTCCAGCTCTTCATTCACCGGCGCAGCAGCTATCACCTGACGGCTTTGAATCCATTCACGTAATAAGCGCTCACGACGGCAGCGGAAATAAATCCCTGAAATAAGGCCAGCCAGAGTGCAAAAAATGCCAACAATGATGCCGACAATCATCCACTCATTAGGTGAGAAGTAATTAATCAGGCTGAATAGCCATGACGAAAGCCCACCGGCGAGCAAGGTGTTATCGGCAGCACGTGTGTACATTCTTTTCATCCTTCACCTCCACCAGCGAGGCAGGGTTAATTAGTGGAATAGCGCCCAGCCGTAAAACCACTCTCAACTAGAAAGTGTTTAGTGTATGGAAGGTTGTTAACTGGGTGCTAGATATGAAAAAGGCCACAGTAAATACTGTGGCCACTGGTGTGACTTCAAGAAACTTTATTCAGTGACGCCCCGTCGACTGTATTAAGACTTGATTGCCATACGATATGTATATACGACACGGATATAATAAATATTAAAATAATCTATACATAATATCGTCTACTTGGGTTAAGGGTTCAACGCCAACCTAAAAAACCACTGCACTCAAATTAATCGTAAGAAAAGTTAAGGGGCCGTTTGTAGCTCATTCACAATCAGTTTCCCCTAGTCGAATACGCCATTGATGATAGAGGTTACTATCGCTGTACTCAATGCAATTAATACAAGATCATCACCGACAATCCGCCACTCATAACCGGGATAACTTGGCAAATCACGTAACATATTTGCAGGTACTGTTTTTTTAGCTATCCCGGGAGGTAAAGGTTTCCCTCTGGCTAGATTTTTAGCAATACCCGGAGGCAACGACTGATACCCAGTTACCCCATAATTTACTGCTAAGTGTCTTGCGTCAGAGTAAGAAATACTTATTGCAGGTTGACCAGATTGATGCCCTTTGTTTTGGTGTCCATTATTGCCTTTATTACTGTTACCTTGACCACTATGTCCATGGTTCCCACCATTGTTACCGTGGTTTTTACCTCCGGGATCAGCAAAAGTTGATACGGAAACTAAAGATAGCGACGTTAACAGCACTACAGATATTGCAGTAATACGACGTTTTTGCATGATAGCCACTCTTGCTATGAGATGTCACAGTAAGCTACCTATTTTGAAGTCGGTAAAGCAAAGGAATTATCCTAATTACAATAATACTCCAACTATCGGAGGCTAGTTATCTGCTAGATATGAAAAAGGCGTCTCTCTCAGAGATAGCACAAAGCAACAAAGCAAGCCACCTTCAGGCGCTTTTTTTGCACCATAAATTCACCAACTTGACAGTAATCTAACAAAGGATTGAACACCTATATGAGGTAAGTATCTATGCCTGAATTCATTAGAACATACGATCTTAATATATTTTTTCGCGAACCAAATGCAGATGGACACCCGAGCCACATTAAATCTAAACACGCATTTGTTACCGCTGCTATATTAGATTTAGCTCATAAACATAAAGACTACGAACTCCAATATAAGCCAATGATTGGGTATCCTAAATTATTGGAAGATGACAGCGAGATAGTGGGATATCACATCATAACAGGTCTGCAGTATGCCTGTGATATGCCTTTTGTTTTCTATACTATGCGAGATTTCTTGAATAATTCCACGTTCATAAGAAAAGAAATCATACAGATAACTCCCATTATTGATGATTTAGTAAAGATGCCAATAAAAAAGATACCGGAGGACAATGAAATTATTTTAGATCTCACTCTCACTAATATTGTGTCGCATCCGGCTATGTTCTAAGTTACTGCCCCATCTACGAGAGCTTGAACCCTGTATTTATTCGCAGATTAGAAGGGCCACAGGTAGATGTGCCACTAACCGTAGTAGCCACGCCCATGCCCATGGGGTTGCGTCGCTTCATCGCCGCTAATAACCGGTGTATGTTTGGCGGGCATACTGCTTTACCGGCACATCTTCTTCCTCATTAACCCTAACCAGCGTGTGTGCAGTTCGACCTGCTTCTGGCTCACTCATTGGCGACTCGGGGCCACATCATGACTGCGGCATATAGAGCGCGGGTTAACCGCGTTGGTATTTCAATTCATCACCCTCCAGATACGCAAAAACCCACACGTTGGCGGGTTGTCTGTATGTTCTTTGCTTTTCAGGTACAGCTTTGCGAAAGCATACCTGAATAATACACTTTCATTACTCGTTTTCAAGTTTTTTTTGAAAGTTAAGCGCACGTTCGGCGCGAATCTCTGCATTTATCGCATCGAAGGCTGCTGTGTTGAATAAATCAATGCACCACCTAACGCGATCCTCGCTTTGTTTCTTCGTTAAAAAAGGGGCGTACCGCTCACGCAATTTATCGCCCATATTAGTGTAGTTGCTGTCTATTCCGGTGTAGTACATCTTTCCGAAGATGTATATCGGGCTACTTATAGAAAATGCTTTTAAAATAGCCTTTTCTATAAAGTCTGCCTGCTCTTTATTATCCGCCCTCGCTAACATTGAGTTCAGCGATTTCTTTGGCCAAAGTATTTCCGCTGACTTCTTTATAAGCTCTTCACCGCAATATCCAAGCTCTCGCATCTGGGTGAAGACGCACCCAAATCGCTCCATTTGATCATCGTTCCATTCTTCCTCAACTATCCTTCCCCACATGCCACCACCGCCAGAGAGGAAATAACATGTGCTGCCGCCGAATGTATCCCCCCACACAGAAAGCAAGCTTCTAACCCATCGATTCTGTACTGGTGTCAATTTTCTACCCTTTCCCAGATATGACTTACGAGGAGCACCCGCAACAACCCTCCAAGCATTATCTAAGCTTTTTTTTCTTTGGCTTGGCGTCATTTCAGTATTCCTTCTTTTCTAAGGATGGACTGCGTACGAAAAACGCCCTCAGCGTGATATAGGCGTGCCGTTCTATTGTCAAAGATGTGCGTGCGGCGATCGATTTCATCGTGACAGCTGCTGCAGGCAAACGCAGCGAGTGAATCATCAGGCCTGATCCCTGTGCCACATTCACCAGCCAGCCGGTAATGCGCTAAAACCACAGTTTCAGAATTTCCATTACACACCCCTGGTATACGAACGGTGCACTCACGGCCACGCGCTGCATTTTTGATAACGTGGCTTTTACGTGGTTTCTTCGCCGGTTTTAGTGCGACGTTGCAAGCCATGAGGTTAGCCATTCCCCACCTCCGATAAGCGCTTATCGAGTAATTCCTGTGGGTCATACGAGGGCGCAATGTCACATTCGCGGCCAGTACTTGCGCTAGCCTTCATTCCCAGAACTCTATGCAGCAACGCTGTAGGGAATATTGAACGAAGGCCATTACGAAGACACCACATGATAATTTCAGATTCACTAAGCTGGCGTTCTACCGGTTGCCCCATTGCTTCACAGATATGATTGAGCATGAAAGCGATACGGTTCTGCCGGGCTATCTCTGTGAATTGACGCGGGGTTTCTTGGATGTTGAGTTTATTCTTACATGAGCGGCATACACAGACAGAGCCGTTATCGCCAACGGGGAATGGTTCGTAAAATTTCGCTTCACATCCTAACCATTGGCATTTACTCAGCCACAGAACATAGTGATCTAGCGATGCTGTCCCACCACATAGGCCAAACGCGCGATCATTATCGTATAAGCCTTGGGATTGGGGATTTAACGCTTCAATTTGATTAACAGCAGGTACAATGCCAGAACTTAGGTGCTCTTGGGCCGAGTTAAGCTCAATAATGGCGTAACGCATACCATCACGGAATTTAATTTTTCTACCTGCTTGGAACGTGACAAGCCCAAGACGTGGCTGAGTGTTCGCGGTGAGAATTGCGATCATGCTATCACCCCGCAGGATGATAGATACACTAAAGCACCAACCTCTATAGCGATCAGTGCGGCAATGCAGTATTTCGTTGTTTGCGCCATTTCAATAACCTAAATAGCGCAGCATTCAGTCGCCAGTTATTCAGGCTGGCGAAGTTGGATTATAGCACTCCTATAGTCGGCATCCAGCATTAGCTCGATAAATCCCTCGACAGTGGCTACGTGCTCTCGATTATTAAGAATTCTCATGGAGGATACAGAGCCATCTTTGCATTTGATAACGACTCGGCCATCATGGGGTAATGATACTAATTGCTCAAAGTTCATATGATTATACTCGATAGATTTATAAACCCTTGCGGGAATCACCTCCGTGTCACCTATGCGCGCACTCCCCACTATGAGCGTTAATCTCAATGCATCCAATAGACCAAATAGATCAGCATCTATATTTCAAACGTTTTTCTACTAATAAGATTAGAGTTATTGAGCTTAATAGTATTGATGCTATTTTATTTTCAACGACGTTCGGCACTAATGAAATTTTGTTTTGGCAGTGCACTCCGCGTTTTTATCCAATGCCCAGTTAACCGTATCTTGATCACCCGACTCCGCTATGAGCTGCGATATGGCCGTTTGGGCTCGGTTGTAGAGTCTTTTCTCAATCAGCTCTACGATTTTGTCCTTTCTCGCTTTGACGCTAACCAGAGGTCTTGCTGGTGGCATTGGCATTTTCCCTGCTGGCGGTTTTGTTTTGCCATACTGCCTTGTCGCTGGGACTGAAAATCGGTATCTCGTTTTACATCCGGTTTTAATCAGGCAGCCAAGTTCTTGCAGGTACGTCAAATGGGATTGCACTGTTCGAATCGGCATACCAAGCGCTTTGACGATATCAGTCACTTTTGACTTTGGATTATTTTCCAGAAAAACAATAACCTCTCTAATTCCAGACATTTTTAAGTCCTAAACCCTTTGGGTTTTCCTGAGTAATCTTGGTTTTGTAGGTCGATATTCACTTTTGCTGGCTCGGCAATCTTTTGCGGCTTGCCGTAGCGCCGCCATGCCCTTGCCTGGTCAAAATATCCCTCGAAGTTCTCTTGGCTGAATATCGTTTTGGGGCGTAGGTAGAAACTCATGTTGTCCTGCCCTGCCCACTCATTGACGATGTAATCAATTACCAGCATGAGATCGTCAGCAACGTATTCGCCCTGCAAAACACCACGGATAAATCCCATCGTGGTTTTCCCGTCCCGAAAATCTGAGTCAGTCACCCGATTGAGATGATTTAAAACTTGCAGAGCTGGATCGATATCGTCATCGGGGGGCTCGTCTGGCAGCTGGTCTGCCTGACAAGAAATATCCTGTGTAATCTCTTGAGTACTCTCTGTGTAATCTCCTGTAAGAGAGTTTGCGGGGATCCCGCCAGCTAGTTGGCAGGGTTCCCCCCGACTAGTTGGCGGTATTGCCACCATCTTGTTGGGTGCATTGCCGCCATCTAGTTGGCGGGGTTTCCGCAATCTAGATGGTGGGGTTTCCACCAACTGTGATTCCTCTTGGGCTAGAGCCTGTAAAAGAGCCTCAAGGCGATCAGCATTGATACGATAATGCATCGTCGCCGGAGCTCCCCTTAACTGTTCCTCAAGGATCCCCACAGCGACCAGACGTTTTCTTCCAGTTTCCTGCTCGTCACGGCTAAGCCCAGTCTCTTTAGTTATTTCTTGCCGAGTTTTATAAAACCACCGTCCGTCCATGCGGTTATGCCAATACACAAACTGAGATAGTAAGACCGCCCCTACGGGGCCTGTCTTTATCTTTCCCACTCGCAGCTGGGCAAACGATGGTTGATAAGCAATTGGCCTATCAAGAAGTTTGATTAGTGACCCCATTTACGCCTTCACTTCTGTGAACTTCATAGAAAACAATCTCAGTGGGAGCTGGCTTGGTGCATCAGAACCATGACGCATATAAACCACATAGCCACCAGCCAAACCCTGAACTGTTACAGTTGCGCCACGATGATCTTTAAACCGCTGGCCTTTCTTGACGTCGATATAACCCTTTGATGGGGTTACGCCTTTAAAGTTACGTTGCAAAGCACACCGCAGACGCTCTTGTAAGTTGCTCATAACCACCTCGCTGAATTAGAAATTAGGTTTCTACATACCAGTTCGTCATGCCGCTACCTCGTGGATCGTTAAACGGATAGTATTCGGGGGCAGCATGGCCACCAGCGAGTGAAGTGCCTCTCTAACCTCTTTGGCCTGAACTGATAAGGGAGAATTCATTAGCTTCGCGTTCACTGCTTCCATACACTCTTTGTTTGCAGCTGCTGCCACGAGCGCAACAGAATGTTCCTCATCAATCAGGCGCTGATGCTCTGCATCAATAGCGGCAATTACAGCCGGCGCTAGCTCTTCGGCTTGGCGAAGGTAATACGGTGTAACGCTGCGAAATACGCGCTTAATGAACAGCGCGTTATTGCGGCAACGGCGCGACCACTCGTCAGCATCATTGATATCGAGTGACTCGAGGAGATCACCAGAGTATTGGGCCCCAATCTTCTCGGTTATAGGCCACCAGCCATCATTCCTAGCCCATGCCTCTAGTTGTTCAGCTACTAATTTGATTTCCACCGTTCACCCCTCCATAACCTGTTGGTTTAATGTTTCCTCAACGTATTCAGGCCATATTTGGTACCAATCAGCTGGACGCATATCTTTTCTAGTCACAACTCCATCAGTTGCTTTTTCGATTGCAACGGCATTGGTAGGTGATATAGCGGCTTTACCTGTTACCATTTGAGATAAATAAGATTTTGAAATACCTAGTTTTTTAGCCAATACCCCACAACCACCTCGAGGTAACTTCGCTGTGTATTCTTTAAGTTTCATGACACCACCTATTTGTTGAATACACTCAGTTTAATAATTACTAAACAAATAAGTCAAGTGTTTGCTTGTTTAGAAAATACTAATCAAACTAATGCTATGGATATGAAAGACATTAGGCGTCAGCGCCTTAGAGAGTGGTTTTCTAATCACTCAATACCTGAAAAAGAAAAAAGCTATATATCGCAACTGATAAATGGCAAGGCTTCGTTCGGGGAAAAAGCGGCTCGGCGTCTTGAAGGCGCCTATGGTATGCCTGTAAATTTCTTGGATAGCACTGATAACAGTGAAGATAAGCCATTGCCACGTCAACTCGACAGCAGGCAGGAGAAGCTTTTAGAGCTGTTTGATAGGCTGCCAGAGAGTGAAAAAGACCAGCATATACAGGCACTGTCAGATGTTGTTGAGGGCTATGACAAGCTCTTTAAAGAACTCCTACAGAATCGAAATCTCGATGACATCATAAAAAAAATTCAGAAAAAGTAACCATCCAGCATAAGAGCCGACATTCTGTCGGCTCTTTTTTTTTCGCTAAAAATCCATCAAAAAACAAAAGTTTAGTATTTAATTAACTTCAATGTTTAATAAATGCTTTACAGAATTGTTTAGTTGTCATTAAACTAACTACATCAACAGTACAGCAGCATTCAGCAAAACATTCTGACGGTGGGTAAAGAGCCACGAAAGCAAAAGGACATGAACATGGCATTAGATCACGGAGTTATCAACGTACCGCTAAACAAGCGCGGCAACTTTCACAAAGAGCTAGAAAGCCATCTAGCCAAGGAAGCTAACGAAAAGCGTCACGCTCGTTACGCTGCAATAGCAAAGAAAAGCAGTAACCGTGAAATCGCGATGGATTTATTTAAAACGATTGATACTGGCTTGTTAAAAGCGTTGGCAGCAAAAAAAGGTATTAAGCCAAGCGAGCTAAAAAAAATCATTCGTGAGACATGCAGCGATCATCCGCTCAGAGCAATCAAAATCATGGAATGCTTGATAGTAAAAGTGCAATAGAGAAGATCGGCGGCTCCACGTTACGGACCGCACAACCGCATGGGTATTTAAATTCTGGGCGTCTTTGAGTATCCAGCCGGTTGTGGTGAATCCGCAGACCAATGCGGCGGTAAGTTTAGCGAGGCCTTACTTTCCTTGCCTTTGTCAACACCGGTTGTCTGGCTGACTAAACGCCTAAGTGACAACTAGCTGAAAGGCCACCACAGCATCATCCATGTAGTGTTTGGGCGGTATCGGCCCCTTTTAACCGATACATTAGCGAAAAATGATACCGCCATTTTTTTAATAAAGATTTTTTACGGCATTTTTGCCGGGGCTTTCTGCAACCAAAATTCAGGAGTTCGAAAATGAAATTAAATCCAATACAGCACCGAATGATGATTAATCGGGGATTGGCTTACGTCGCATTCAAATGCGAAAAAGCTGGGCATAAATGGGCTTCTGCTATGTCTGCAATGCGCTGCGCGTTCTCTGATTTAACCACGCCTCGCTTAGTTAAAGCCTCTGGCCTTGAGCGTTCCGAATGCTGGTCCTTTTTCAGTATTGACGATGCCGATATGAATTTTCGCATGTATGGCGATGAAACAATTATTGACGGCGATAAGAAGCAAGCCACCAGCGTTATTAACCTCGAATTCAGATGTTCGGTAATCAACAACCATTAATTTTGTTGGCTTTGTCCAAAAGCCAATTGATATGCGTCTTGGGTTATCTAATCAACGTCGTCGGACACGTTTGCCTAGGGCGCATTTCAATTACTAAGGAGATAAAAAGCATGGCCATATATTTTAATTTCTTGAGCGCTAAAAAAAACTCTGACGCAAAAGATGCCGTTATTTTAGTTGATGTTGAAACGGCTAAAGAATGCCCTTTCGCTATTTCTTTTTTAGCTAAGCAAAATGGCATCGACCTGTCTAATTATTTCAAACCAGTTACTACTGATACGCCGATAGTTGATGATCTGCCGGAAGAAAATGAATTCAGTACAGCATGGTGCGATAAGTACGAACTCGCAGATGATAAGAAAACATGGCAGCTAATCGCACCGCCAGAAGTCGAAACCAAGATTGATGACGAACTAATTAAGGTATCAGCAAAACCTTTAGATTTTCGTTTTACAGCTCTGTGGTTGCATGGTGTTGATGTCGAAACAATCACTCGCGAACAGATGAGCGCTGTTGTAGCGATGATCATGGACACCGACGATAACTTTTATCAAAACATCCTATTGTCTGTTCGTAGCGAGCAATACGCCAAAGATGCCACTCTCACGCAACTCGGCGCATTAGTGAAAGCAACTAAAGAGGTTTTCGCATATACAGATCGTCCCGCCCAGCTCGGCGTTATCTCAAATTTCTTTAAGCAATATTGTTCCTGTGCTGTTTCAGAAGCCAGTGAAGATGCGCTGGCCAACATCGTTAAGTTGTATCGCGATAAACAAACCACACCAGTAATGCCGGAAACAAAGGCACAGACAACAAGCACAGGTGCAACACTGGGCACCCCGCTCCGTTTATCTGATGATGTGCTTCACTCCCCTGTATTTCTGAAAAAGGTTATTGCCTACGCCATGCAGCCGGCTAACGGCTATGACTTACTGGCACCACCAAAGGGCATTGTCGATCGCGCCGCTGAGCTAATGAAAGATCAAGACGTTATTGATTGGTATAACGCGCTTTCAGAAACACCAGGCATTTTAGCTCTTCACCCTGATTTTACTTTTGCATGCATCCAAGCTGCGCCGATCGCCATCACCAGCGATAAGAAAAAACTACGCGAGTACATCAGCCATAACCTTGGTGTGATTCAGCCAGTACCAGTTAAGGCCGAGGAAACCGCCTCAAATGACGGAGAAAAACCAGAAGTAAGCACCGCCGATACCACCATTAACATCAACTATAAAACTATACGCGCTGCCGTATGTACCGCGTTGAATGGTGAGACAACCGTTATCAGCAACAGCGAAGTTGACGCTTTTTTAGAAGCTATCAACATTAACAAAATCCCACTTGGCCGTATGCTTGCCAAAGAAATTGCGTCATTTGATACCGATCGCCAACTGACTGACGACGATGTTCACCATCTTGTCACCGACGTTCTTGAGAATTGGAATGACGACCAAGGCCCGCGGCTAGAGTTCATTGAATCCCGAGTGGTTTACTACATCGCCGACCACCAGCCAAGTGATGCCTTAAACGTTGTCACAAAAAACGAAGTGGCGCCTACTGACGAAGAAAAAACGGAACACAAAACAGTATTTTCTTTAGATGAGCTGTTAGCTGGTCCAGATGAAAAAGCACAAATAGCTGAGTGCGACAAATCAGCTAAACAACCAGAGACGACCATTCAAGAACTGCAGGCAGAGATTCAAGCACTGAAAGCCCACCAGCAATTATTTAGTAATTTTGTTAGCGCAGGTCTGAAATTCCTTATGGCTTACGAGGGGGATAAATAATGCTTACTCCTACCCTACTGGCGCCTAGTGCGCCAGAAACTGAGTGCCACTGCTATTGGTGCGGTAAATCGAAAGAAGCCGCAGCGATGATCGGGAAGCTGATCAAAGTCGGTCAGCACCAACAATATCAAAAGTTCTGTGATGATCATTGCCACGCCGAATGGAAATTATACTGCGCGCCAAAAGTGCAAGTTTCACGCACACCAGCACGTCGCTATTCATCATGGGAACTTCACTGAACAGTTGGATCTGATTCTTGAAAATCAATTTATAGATAAGTGATTCGATATAGTTCGTGGGGTGCCTAATGGCTCAGGTTGTCTTTATCGAGGAGTGGATGGTAGAGGATGGGCTCAGAGCTAAAACGGGCCTAGGAGACCGTCAGATTGAACAGTACCGGCAAGGATGCTGGATTGAAGGGATTCACTTTAAGCGTGTATCGCCCAGCGGGGAAAAAACGAAGCGCGGGATCATTTGGTACAACTACCCAATGATAAACCAAATTATTAGAGAGGCATAAAATGGCAACGTTACCGACCGGCGTGGAAATCAGAGGCAACAGCATCTGCATCTGGTTTATCTACCGCGGTAAGCGTTGCCGTGAAATCCTTAAAGGATGGGCTAATACACCAGCAAACATCAAAAAGGCCGGAAACCTCCGGTCTATGATTGTTAGTGAAATAAATCTTGGCGAATTCAGCTATCACAATCGCTTTCCAACATCAAAAAATGCATCGAAATATGATGCTGAAAAATGGGTTTCAAGCTTTTTCGAACTCACTGAGCAGTGGCTAAAAACCAAATCCGTTGAAGTCAGCCCTGGTACTCTTGTTAGTATGAAATCTCAGATTTCTGTTTTAAATCGAGTCATCGGCGAACACACCATGATTGTATCGATCACCCACAACAACATTCTGGCATACCGGCATGAGCTGTTGCACGGCGGCACGTTCTATAGCCATCGACCAAATAAGATTGGCCGTAGTGTCCGTACCGTTGAAACATACGTATCCCTACTCTGCCGCGTACTGAAATTCGCTCATCGTTCAGGATTTATCACAAGCAAGCCTTTCGAAGAAATAACAAAACTCAAATCAACAAAGGCAAAACCAGACCCATTATTGAAGAGTGAGTACTCAGCACTGCTCGCCGCCATGCGTGGCCAGACAAAAAACCTATTCCAACTTGCTTTCTATTCAGGGATGCGCCATGGCGAACTCAGCGCATTGGCATGGGAAGATATAGATCTCGATACTGGGATTATTCATGTTTCGAGAAATTTAAATAAGCTCGGTATTTTTGGCCCACCCAAAACGCGGGCTGGCAACCGAGTAATAACATTATTGGCTCCTGCACTTGAGGCTCTTAGGGCACAGAGAGCACTTACTGAATTACAGCCACGAACAGAGATTACGTTCCACTATCGCGAATATAGGAAAACTGAGCAGCAGCATGTCCGTTTTGTTTTTCAACCGAGAGAAGTAAACAACGAGAAAAAACCACATTACTGCTCATCGACGATCGCAACGTTATGGGATACAGCCATCAAGCGATCTAAGGTTCGCCGGCGAACGCCGTATCACACGAGGCACACATATGCATGCTGGCTGCTATCTGCTGGCGCCAATCCGGCATTTATCGCTAGCCAAATGGGACATGAAAACTCGAAAATGGTTTTTGAGGTATATGGTACGTGGATTGAAGAAATGAACAATGAACAAGTACAAACATTGAACTCAAAACTCGCTATTTAA